CAAGCAGGTATTGAAACTAGGTCCGTTAGGGCCAGTGCCACTACCGAGTCCGCCGTCCTTTCTTCCGAAGGTCAACAAGCCAGTTTGGCTGTTTGGAAGAACGGGATCGTCTCGACTGAACGCGTAAGCGTTTATTATCGAGGTGCCATGCGAGTAGAAGCGCGAAATCCCTCTGAGATGGATCCGGAACTCTTCGGGTTTAACCCCGGGGCTTTCCTACCAACTCTTTGGGAGCTAACGCCATACTCGTTCTTGATAGATTACTTTACCAATGTTGGTGAAGTAATCGAGGGTTTCTCTCATCTAGTAAACCGTCTATCCTGGTGCAATCGCACCGAGAGGAAGGAGCTAGAGAAGAGTGTAGAGTCCTGGGCCAACAAAGCGTTGGTCAAGAAGACAGTACCTGACATTGCGTCAGTAACCCTTATGCCCGCGAAATATGTCTGCTCAAAGAAGAGCGTCTCGAGGGCTAGGTACACCGGCACTCTCGTGCCAGGCCTAACCTTTGAGATCCCTGGAATAGGGAGCCTTAAGTGGCTTAATATAGCCGCTCTGGTAGCGAATCGGAGAGGAGATCGTTCTTGGTTTTACGACTAAGTTCTTTTGGGAGTCTAACATGACAAAGATCAAAGATCTTGCGTATGTTATTACGGACAATGCTTTTCTGATGTTTCCGATCGATGTGGAGCGTTATGAACTCCGCAACGTGCTTGACCATATTACGTCGCCGCGGCATCTTTGTCGCGACTTCGTACTGGACACGCCACTCGGAAACGAGAGGATTAGCAGTTTCATCCGTGCAGCAGACAGTCTCCTCTTAGATTGTGCTAAGTGCTTCGGATCCGTGCAAAACAGCCCTGGCCTGCGAAGTTCGCGCCTCACCCGTGATCGTGCGCGTCGCTGCGAAGTGACGCTACGAAACTGGTGTAGCACGGACGTTCGATGGTCTAAGCTGAAATGCGCCGTCCCGGAAGTACTTGTGTACTATCTCTGGGAGGCCGTCATGCGCTGCATTGATGCTACTGAAGCAAAGTACGTATGACTACCATCAGACTGGAGGGTTTCCCATGACATGGGCACCAGCTTCTCCGGTTACCGGTGCACCTGGCACCGGGCTGACATCCCCCACCTATACGATCGTCGCCGATGTGGCGCCGGACGTAAATGGTGTGGCTCGAGCCGTTACAACGCTCGGGGGCACCCAAACGGGTGTCGAGGTCAGTTCTCCTTCTAACCCGTTCACCTTGCTAGCCACGCGTCCGAAGGTGCTTCGCACTCTTCCCGCGTTGCTGGCGAACGGGCAACTGCCTTCGGTTCCGAAGAACACGTGGACCGTCAGCCTCCGCAAGGGGGTCGACGTTCTATCGGGCCAGACAAAGCAAGTTATGCTTTGCAAACTGGAAATCTCCGTGCCAGCAGGTGCTGACACGGCTGATCCCGAAAGTGTCCGGGCCGCGCTCTCGCTTTTCATTGGCTCCCTTTGGGAACAGTCCAATGAATTCGGCGATGCGATCATATCGGGTGTCATCTAGCTTCGGCTAGGTGATCCGGTGTGGTCCGCAAGAGAAGACGTCCAGCTCGCAAGAGTTGGTTCGTCCTCGCCGTCGTGGCCACCGCAATCTTGAGCGGTGTCCCATCTCTTCGCCAAATGGCGTTAGAGATGCTCACTGGATATCTTTCTAGTGAGACAAGCGATTCGCAAAAGTAGGCAGTTTTAAGACAGGAGTCCTGATCATGGCAATGTCAGATCTGCTCTTTTCTGACCTTCATAGTGACTTAGTGGACTTTCTTCCACCCGGCTGGAAAGCCGGTGATGATTGGAGTCCGGAGCTAAGCCCTAAGGTCGTTGCAGCTATCTCTCTGATGAAATCCTGCGTAAAGAAGTTTAGAACTTCACGCGGGACTACAGAGGAGGGAGATGCCGTAGCTTCCAGTAAGTTTCGCCTCTCTAATGAGAGGTGTAAAACCTGGGTCTATTCTCCTAATACTAGCCTCGATGAGGAGCTGATGGGTGAGTTTAAAAACTTGCTCTACCGGTTCTTCTATCCCGAGGGGTACAACTTGGTCTTCCACCTTGGCGATCTCTTTGATCGCGGACGGTGTGGCCCGGGAGTATCTGTAGGTGCGCGAGGGGAGGACTTCTATACGAAGTTCTTCGACTCGCCCCTCACATGTACTAATGAGTCGCTGGCAGTCGCATATAGTAACGCGACGTCTAATGACTCTGGTTCCACATGGTCGACCGCGGAGACCAACCGCGCTAGTCTGTGGGGAGAACCGGCATTAGTTCAAGGTAGTAGGTTCAGCTTCGTTCCTAAAGACGACACAACATCTCGATTGATTGCCATTGAACCTTCGTTGAATATGTTTTATCAACTTGGGTTCGGCCGACTGTTGGAGGAAAGACTCGTGTCCTTCTTTGGACTCGATATTACTTCCCAACCGCAGATCAATCAAGAGGCCGCTCGTTTCGGAAGCGTGACTGATGTTCTGGCTACGCTAGATCTAAGCAATGCTTCTGACTCAATAGGACTACCTATGCTGGCCTGGGCTCTACCGCGTTCAGTAATGGACGTTGTTGAGCTGCTCCGTTCCCCTAGTGGGAACCTGGCTGGCGAGCAACTGGAGTTGAATATGGTTAGTACAATGGGAAACGGTTTTACGTTTCCCCTCGAAACCCTAATCTTCTCCTGCGTCGTAGTCGCCTGTATAAAGTCGATCGGTAGAACACCGGTTCGACCATACAGTACAGAGGTAACGGACCTCAAGTTCTCTCAAGAGCTTGAGGGTTACTGGGGGGTCTTTGGAGATGACATCATATGTCATTCCCGTGTCGCACTTCGTGTGATACGGCTCCTTGACCTTCTGGGTTTCTCTGTAAATAGCGATAAGTCCTTCGTTGAAGGAGTCTTTCGAGAATCATGTGGTCGTGACTATTTCAATGGTCATGACGTCCGAGGTGTCTACATTAAACACCTCGATACACCTGAGTCTCGCTACGTTGCTATCAACTCTCTGAACGTTTGGTCTGCCAAGGTAGGGATTTCCTTACCCAACACGATCAAACGGCTAGTGTCATCGGTTCGGTGGCTACCAATTCCACCTGCCGAGAACCACGATGCTGGTGTCCGTGTGCCTTTTGAGATGGTCAGAGAAACCTCGCGGAGAGATTCCAATAAGTCGGTCATTTATGAACGACGAATAGGGAACCCCAAGAGGCTGACCATTAAAGACGGTGAAATACGGACTCCTAAACGGATGAAGCGGCGCTTTTACAATCCTGAAGGGTTGTTACTTGCGTTCCTTCATGGCAGCGTTCGTGATTGCCTCATAACGCTTAGGCAAAGCGAAGTGAGGTACCACACGAAGAGGGGTGTAACTCCCTACTGGGACTACATCCCACCTACGGG